CCGCCGACCAAGCCGCCGGTCAACACTTTGGAGAGGGTGTCGGACGTCTGATTGGCGTCGTCGCGCAACCCGCGCAACGACGCCCGCACCTGCTCGACGGGTCCTCGAGCCTGATTGCGGGCGTCAATGATCAACTGCATCCGTTCGGTTTCGTTCGCCATCTAACCAGCCTTCGTATTCTTGAATCGCCAGCCAATCGTCCGGGTCAATCGTCTTGATTTCCTTGTCGAGCCAGAGGCGGCGCTTATTCTCCAGCCCTTCGATTCGCCGTGCGTCTAACGCCCGGGACAACCGAGCCATGTCGATGTCGTCGAGTTCCTCCGGGGTTCGCCCGGGGAACAAGCGCATCAGGATGGCATCGATGTAGGCGTCATCGTGCTTTCCTCGTCCGCCTTCGTTGCGGAGGGCGAGTACAAGCGCCGCTGTTCGGCTTTTCCCAGGTTCTGGACCTCGTTCGCCGCGACCAGGAATGCGGCTTGAAACCACATAAAGACCCGCATGTCGAGGGTGTCGAGCGTTTCCTCGACGATCTGCGCCCCTTTGGTGATGGGTGGAACGCCCGGGTCGACCGGCGTCAGGTTGCATGCGGCGGTCTTGCGTTGATAAAGGTCGACGAGTTGAACCGGGTCATTGCTTTCCCAGAACGTGCGGAAGTCACGCCGGGACCAGGAATCCGAGATTTCTACGAAGTTGTCGGCATGCCCCTCGACGGGGCATTCGTGTCGCATGATCGCCATAAAAGGTCCGTGTCTAGCCCGTTGTGCGGGCGGGTGCGCCCGAGCAGGTGAGGGTTCCCGACCAGGTCAATTGACCGAGCGGGTCCGACGCTTGAATTTGGTAGTCCGAGATGAACGCCCCGGTATAAGTTCCGCCGGTCCAAGTGAAAATAACCTTGCTGCCCGACGGGCCGAACGAGACGACCAGGGTCCGTTGGGTCGTGGGCGGGCTGATGGCGTCCGGGCCGAGGACGTCGTCGAGTTCCTTCGCCCAATAACCGCCGACCGGGACCGAGAACGAAGGCGCTCCCGGCGACTGCTCTTGCCCGGTTGAACCCAGGTTCGTGGTGTCGACCGCTTGCACGGTCGCCTGCAGGGACGCCTGGTTCAAATACGGGATCAGGTTCAGAGCGTTGTACGTAACCCCGACATTTTGCAGTGTCTTATGTGGCATGAAGCCCTCCTATAACGTACTAGTGACGCCGTCAACGACGACGATGACCGAAATGCGAGCGGCGGTTGCGCCGGGTTCGAAGGTGACGTCGGCGGCGATGTAGCGGGCGACCGCTTCGTCGATGTCGACCTCCACGACGCCGATTTCGTCGATGATGATCGGGTCAAGCGGGACCGCCCCGGACCCGTTCGATGCGGCGGATGACTTCACGGTAACGGTCACGTTCCCGCCGCTCAGAACAGATGTTTGAATGACAATCTTGCCGCCGTCGGGACCGCTGGCTTTGAAGTCGACGAATGCCCCGGCGTGATTCTCCTCGAGGTCGTGATCGACGATGGCAAGCCCGCGCCAAGTCGGGATGGATAGCCAGGACCCTTGCACGGTCAGGAGTTCCCGAATGGGCGCTTCCATCGTGAGTTGCCCCATCCAAGCGCCCTTGCGAACGTAGGCGACCGACGGGATCGTCACCGTGCCAAAGAGGACGATGACCCATGCGGCGATGCCCGAGGCGAGGCGGGTGCGGAGTTCCTCCGCCATGTTGCCCGCCGTCCCGCCCGTATAGTAACCGCCGTGATTCAGGCTATTCTGCCCCGCCGTCGGAATCGACTGCTTGGCCGGGACCTGGAACGAGGACGCGGGCAATTCCTCGGCGGCGAAGGACATGCCCAGGGAATTGCTATCGGTGCTGAAGTCGAATTCGTCGATCAGTAGGCGGACGGCGTAGGACTTAACCGGCATGGCGCTTCTTCTTTCGCTTGAAAATCCCTAACTTGCGGAACAGGTCACGGTGCAGATGATTCCCCAATACAGGGTCGAACCGCCCGAGTCGGCTTCGACGACCCGCATCTGGTAGCTGATCAGCCCGAGGGCGTCGACCTCCCCGACGAAGGCGTTGTGTAGGGCGTCGAGTAGCCCTGCGACCGCCAGCGTTGTCTTGGCGGCGCTTCCCAGGTTGAGGGGCGTCACCAGGATGACCAGGTCCAGCGTCACCGACCGGATGCCGAAGTTGCCCTGGAACGAGAGCATTTGCGCCGTGTCGTTTTGCGGAAGGCGCACGTAGAGCATCGGCAGTTCGTCGGTGTTGATTTGCTCGGGCGGGTGCGGCAGACTGCGGTTGACGCCGTCGACCTGCAGGTCCGCCAGGTCTTGCATGAGTTCGCCCAGGGTAGTCCACATGGCTATAACCGGCTCACGTACGCGCGCAGGATGCGGTTCACGTCGGACGGGATAACCGACGGCATCAACGTGACGCCGTCGACGACCCGGGGCGAGTCGAGGTCGCCGCCGGTGTCGCGCTGCCGATAGAAGTAACTTGCCAGCCGTTGGCACGCTTGAAAGACGTCGGCGGGCGGCGTGAGCGAATAACCCCACTTCCCGGCGATCTGGAGCATGCTATTGAGGGCAAGTGACTGCCGATAGAGGTCGATTTGACGCTGACCCCATCCGGCGTCGTGGGTCCAGCGCAACGTGCGCCAGGGCTTTCTGTGGTGGAACGGTTCGCCCACGAAGTTTATGGCGGCGACGACGACGCCGTCCCCGCCCGTAATGCTGGTCAGTTCGGCCAGGTCAGTCTCCAGATGGATCGACCCGGCGAAGATGACCTGGTCCGGTTGAAAATAGCGGGTTGCCGTCGCGGCTTCGAAGGTGCGCCCGGTGTATTGCTCGATGACTCCCTGCGCCGCTGCGGCGTAGCCCGTCAACGCCGTTTCAAGCGCCGACCCGGGCGTCAGGGCTTCCATTCCTAAATATGCGGCAATTTGGGCGGCGGTGCAGTAAGCCATGATCGGCGGTTCCTTACGCCAGGGTGACGCCCTGGAGATTGGCGACGTACCATTTGCCGCCGTAGGCGATCACGGTCAAAGACCCGCCCGCTGCAGCAGCAAAGGTCGCCACATCGCCGCTTCCGCCCGCCCCGTTGAACCCCGGGCTGGCTTGAGTGACGGTGTGGGCGTAAGCCGTTGTCGAGACAATGGTCAGTTGCGTGCCGTCCTCTTCGGTCGTCGGCGCGGCCAGGGTCAGGGCGCAGATGGAGCCTTTGGTGATGAGGACGGTCCCCGCCATGATCGGGACCGCCCCATTGGCGGCGGCGGCGACCAGCCCCTGACGGATAACGCTCTTGCTGTTCTTTTTATTGTAAAGTGGCATCGTTCGTTGTCTCCCTAGAACAAAGCCCGACTTGCTCGGGGCGTTTTACTTGCGGGACCGCTTGACTTGCACTTCGCCGGAAAGGTCCGTCTCAGGGGCAGCGGGCGACGGCAGGGCGTCGCTGGTAGTGGAACCCGCCTCGGGCGTCTCGGGCGTCGCTGTGGGCGTCCCTTGCCCGTCAGCGCCATTCTGGGCGGGCGGGTCAGCGGGCGGGTCGGACCCTTCGCCGTCGTCGCCTTGTGCGGGGCTTTCCGGCGTGATGTCTTCCGCCCGTCCCTCGGCGACCAGCGCGGCGGCGGTCGGCAGGGTCGTGTCGTCGACCTCGTCATTTCGGTTGAAAAACATTTCGCCGGTCAGGTGTCCCCGGTAGTCTTGCAGGAAGCGAATTCGCATATATGTTCCCCTGTGGCGTAGCCCGCCCCGCCGTCGATGCTTAAACGGCGGGGCGGGTCGGTTCACGGTTTGACCTGGACTAGACCTTCGAGATGTTGTAGCTGACCGCCGAGGCTTCGTTGTCGCGGGCCAGCAAGCCACAGCGCATCATGAGGACAATGGTCGAGGCGTCCGCCATCGCCGACCGTTCAACCTCAAAGGTTACACGGCGCTTGTAGCCCAAGCGCCAGCGGTCCCAACGAACCGCCACGATGCTGCCCTTTGTGTTATTGCCGGGTGTGGTCTGGTCGACCTTGCCCGCCGTATTGGCGAAGCGGACCGCACTGGCGCGATGCATGTTGGCGGTCGGGATGACCTCGTAGCCCCAGATAGACTTGAGCGCCCCGCTTTCGATGGTAGGCATCGCAAAGACGTCCTTCGTCAACACTTCGGGCAGTTCGAGAGTCCACCAATGCGTATTGACGTCGATCAGGAGGCTGACCTTGCTGCGGTCGATGGCGTTGATGCCCGAAACGCCCATGAGCTTGACGGTTTCCAGGAAGTCGGAGACGTCCAGGACGCCGCCGTCGCGGGAGTTGGCGGTGTTGGTCACAAGGGCCAGCTTGCGGAAGCCGTCGAACAGCGTATAGACGTCGGTCGCGCCCGGTGTGCCGCCGATATGGTTGATGTTGGTCGTTGCGCCCGGGGCGACGTCGCCGTCGATGACCAAATGTTCGAGGACCTCAGCGGCTTCGGCGGTCAAGTCCCGGCGCAGTTCGCTTGCCCAGGGCAAGAGCGAATCCTCTTCGAGTTCGCCGGTGTAGGCGACCGCCGCGCCCATCTTCCCGGCGGTCAACGTGACCTTGTCGGTCGACATCTTCGAGGTGGTGACGACGTTCGTCAATTGACCCGGGTTCGACCCCATCGCCGACGCTTGAGCGACCTTGTAGAAGGTCGGGGACGCCGAGTTCAGCGGAATGATAATCGACTCGCTGCCCTGCGGGATGACGACGGTCGGGAGCTTCGATACAATCGGCGCTTCGAAGCGAATCTTGTCCCAGATCTGCGTCGAATAGGTGACGCCGACCCATTCGTCGCCGTAAGAGGCGAGGGTCGACTGGTTC